CTGAGGAGTTCGCGCTGCGCGCCGACAGCCACGCCTACAGAGCGTTCCTCACCCTGGCGGGCGCGCTGCTGGCGCCTATGGATTTGAGCGATGACGAGTGGGATCGCATGATGGCCCTGGCGGCCGTTGCATTCTGTATCGGTGCCACATACGCGACAATGCCCTCGGGGAAGGTGACGTAAGTGTCGGTCCCGACGCCGTTGACAACAGAAGAGATCAACCTGGTTCGCCGATACGGTCTGACCCTGGGGCAGATCAAGTGGCGGCGCGAGAAGCGGCGAGAGTTGCGCGACCGGTTCAGAGCGGAGTATCCAGAGGACGATGTCACGTGTTTCCTGGCAACGGCGCGGGCGTGCTTTGACCTGGCGGCGCTGCAACAAGTAGGCGAGCGCATCGCGGCAGAGTCCGCGCCAGAGCTGCTGGCTGCTCTCAAAAATGCGCGAGGGCAGAACATCGGGGTTGCGCCGGCCCGGTTGTTGGTCTGGAAGCGGCCCGAGAAGGGGCGGCTGTATGTGGCTGGCGCGGATGTCGGCGAGGGGCTGACTGGTGGAGATGCATCGTGCGTCTGCGTGCTCGACCGGGAGACCGGAGAGCAGGTCGCAGAACTCCACGGACGTATCCCGCCGGACAGGTTCGGGCACCTGCTGGACGCCCTGGGGCGCTTCTACAACCTGGCGGCGGTCGCAGTGGAGCGCAACAACCACGGTCACTCGACGCTCAACACGGCCCATCCTGGTGGACGACCTGGCGGCGGCGATTGCGGGCGGGCACCTGCTGATTCACTCGCCCGACCTGGTGGACGAATGCCTGACCTTCGTGACCACAGACTCCGGCTCCCAGGAGGCGCAGGAGGGCAAGTTCGACGACCGGGTGATGGCGGCCGGAATCGCCTGGCAGGCGCGCAAGCGGGGCGTGTCCCGCGGCACGACACAACGGCCGGCGGGATGGTGATGGCGAGCATACCGAGAGACAAGCAGCGCTGCTGGGAAGACCTGGTCGCCGCGATCAGCCGGGAGAGCGAGATGTCCGGCGGTTTCGGCGAACTGGTCGTGAGCATCAAGTTCCATAAGGGGCAGCCGCAGGAGTTGCGGGTGTTGGAGCGGAAACCACACTACCGACTCGGAGGCGGGGTGCCGGCAGACGGTAGTCCTGGCGTTCCAGCCTAGGTCCGTATCATCGAACCGATGGGGGATGCTTCTTGCGATGGAGGCACACGGCACAAACAGTCTGCGTGCGCTGGCGCAGGTTGAAGCGCTATTCAGCGCGGGACAGGTGTCAGAGGCCATCACCCTATGCCTTTCACTCTTCGACCGGACCCGTGATCCCCTGATGCGTGCGAACTGCGCCGGTGTGCTCATTGACATGGCGGCGACCATCGGTAGAGCCGATGTGGTTCAGAAGGGCATATCCCATCTTGACGAGCTGCTTGCGTTCTACGGACCAAAGTGTCCTGCAGGTGTCCTTTACAACCTTGGAAACGGTTGGAGCACTCTTGGGCACCGCGAGCTGGGATCACTCGGGAGAGCGGGACGCTGGACCTCCAGCTCGTTTCAGAACGCCAAAGTCTACTACCGAGAAGCGCTCCGTGCGTGTGGCTCCGGTCTCGGTAAGATCAAAGTCGAGTATGTCGTCAACTACGCGAACGTGCTCGATTCTCTCGGTCGGCACCTGGAGGCCATTGAGGCCTACGATTCTGCCCTGGCCTTGGACGGGACCTTCGGCATGGCCCTGTGCAACAAGGCAATGGCCGTACAGTTCTTCGCCGAGGTATCCAGCACTTACCGTGCTGCCCTCTACACTTGGGCATGGCAGATGCTCAAGGAAGGTCTCGCGGACCCACGAGTGGACAGGGTTGGCGGGCCCGAGGCCCGTCAAGAGTTTGAGAGGCGCATCGCCGCGATAGAGGCCAAAACGACGAAGCCGGAGTTGCTGCGTACCTCACTGGATCATCCGCCCGCAGATCTCAGCCGTGCATCCGAGTTCGAGCGTTGTTACGTAGACCTGTGTGCGAAGGAGCACCTTTTCCTCAATGTGCACATCCACGAACACGCATGCGACGCGGCAACCATTGATAACGTGTTCATCAGCCCGCCCGAACCGAAGCCAACAGACCGGTTCATTGAGCTTGCGAAGGGCTTGAACCAGATCATAGAGGACTTCTCAACGGCCCGTTGCCTATGGGTGCTTGCTCAGTGCGAGGACAGCGACGTGCTGAATGTCGGCGCACGAACGCTCCTGCCAAGGGTCGCGGGCACAGGGGCATCTCTCCGGCATGGGCTGATGAAGGCATCGTTCCGCCTTGGCTTCGATGTGCTGGATAAGCTGGCCGGGTTCGTCAACGACTACTTAGAGCTCGGCATACCTTCTCACCGAGTCAGCTTCGCCACAGCCGGCAGAGACTGCCTTTGGTGGGTTAATGCCAAGGACCGGACACTGCGCCCTAAGATCGAGGCAGTTCTTGGTGGCAGCCTTGGGGCTCTATATGACATCTTCCTTGACTTCCAGGCCAACGAAGTCACTGGCAATGCTCATTACCAGGGACTGAGGGATATGCGAAACGCATTGACTCATCGCAGGTTGTCAGTCGCCGTGGGCCAAACCGATGGAGTGCCCGAGGAGATCGCGCCTGAAGCCTTGAGAGTTGCGGCGCGAGACATGCTTTTCCTGGCGCGATGCGCAGTGATGTATCTGATCCTCTTCGTCAACGGGCGAGAGCGCAAGACAGCGGCTCAAGCGCAGTGATGGTCCCGCTCGAGTGCGAGACGGGAAAGCGTTGACCTCCGACTGCCCCAGTGGTAGTATGCGCATAGACTAGCCTCCGCCATCATCGCGCAGATACGGCGGGTCACGATGAGCAGTCATGCTCGCGTGGCCCGCCTTTTCTTTTGGCCTGGACAGGGCCGGAGAGCGAGGAGAACTGTGGCACTTGATCTGAGCACCTATCCGCCCAAAGGGCACCAGGAGCGGATCGCCGCCTACCAGCGGTACGAGCGCCTGTTCCTGGGGCAGCATAAGCTGGTCTTCGCGGTAGTGCCTCAGCCCTACCAGATGAAGCGATATATCGTCGCCAACTTCGCGGGGCTGATCTCGCGCTTATCCGCAGATCTCCTGTTCGGCGAGCAGCCGGACTTCCTTTCGGCTTCGCTCAAGGCAGGCCTGGCGACACAGGAGGATGAGAAGGCACAGGAAGCGCTGGCTCAGCTCGTCAGTCGCAACAACCTGCATGCCGTCAACTACGAGTCGGCCCTGTCCAACTCGTTCCGGGGAGACGCAGTTTACAAGGTGCGGTGGGGGAAGCGCACTCCTCAAGCCGAGCAGCCGGAGGCCATCCTCGAAGAGGTGCCGGCGAGTATCTACTTCCCTGAAGTGGACGATGATGACGTGCGGCGCGTCCTGCGGGTGACACTCGCCTGGGTGAAGCGCGACCCCAAGGATACCAAGCGCGCCTACCTGCGGGCAGAGGTGCACGAGCCAGGTGTCATCCGCCACCAGCTCTTCGACCTGGGCAGCGTTTCCACCCTGTCCGTTGCGGGAAGCCAGGCCGCGACCATCACCATTGGCGGCAAGGCGCTCCAGCAGATTCCCCTGAAGACGCTCGAGGCCTACCAGGACCTGCCGGAAGAGGAACAGACCGGTCTGGATCACGTCCCGATCTTCCACGTGCCCAACTTCCGCTATGGCTCCCGGTTCTGGGGCATCTCCGACTACGAGGGCCTGGAGTCCCTCTTCGAGTCTCTGAACAACCGCGTCTCCCAGATCGACGAGGTGCTGGACAAGCACGTGGCTCCGAAAATCGTGGTGCCGCCGGGCTTCGTGGACGAGGACGGCAAGATTCGCTTCGACCGCATGGAGACCATCGAACTTGGCCCGGGCGACCAGCCTCCCTCCTACATCACCTGGGACGCTCACCTCACGGCAGCATTCACCCAGTTCGAGAAGCTGCTCGACCTGCTGTTCATGCTCTCAGAGACTGCCCCTTCTGCGTTTGGCCTGGATAAGTTCGGTGTAGCTGAGAGCGGCCGGGCGTTGCGCCTGCGGCTGCTGCGGACGCTGGCGAAGATCAACCGGAAGCGGCTCTACTACGACACCGCGCTCAAGGCTGCAATCCGCACCGCCCAGATGCTCGATGTGACTCACGGCTCTGGCGAGTATGAGCCAGCAGAGCCGACCATCCAGTGGGCGGACGGGCTGCCGGAAGACATGGTGGAGATGGTGGAGATCGAAAGCCAGCGCCTGGCGGCGGGCAACAGTTCGGTCGAGTCCTCGGTGCGTCGACTGGATGGCCCGGACGCGGTGGAGGCAGAGATGGCGCGCATCGCCGAGGAGACAGGACAGGCAATCGCTCTCACCGGGGCGGCCGGCGGTAAGGGGCAGGAAGCACGCACCGAGGAGCAGCCGGAGGCCGGGGCAGAGCAGTGAGCTGTACGTGGCGGATCTGTGTGGTCCCATGTTCGCCGTGCGCAGTCTGGTTTCTGGGCTGTGGGCACACTGTCAGTGCCTGTCGTGAGGAGTGTTGAAGCGTGTCTCCTCCCATCGGGCGCCGCAGCATTGAGGAGTTTCGGCGGGCGTTCACCGGCGAGATAGACTCGCTGGCCGCCCTTTACCGCGATGCGGCCGCCGACATGATGGATGTGCTGGCTGATGCAGCCGCTCTCGCAGGCCAGCGAGCGCGCGCTGTGGCCCACCTGCGCCAGTATCAGACCATCCTCGCCAACCTCGGAGACGAGGCTGCTGCGTGGATAGAGTTCAACATCCCCCGCGCTTACGACATCGGGCTGGAGTTCGCCGACGAGGGAATCCGCAATATCCGCCGGGCTGGAATCAACCTGCGCCGTCGAGGCACGACGATAACGGGTCGCCGTGAGCGAGAAGTGTTCTCCCAGGTGCACCGGGAAGCCGCGCAGGCGATCATGGAGTCCGTACTGCAGACCACCAATGCAGCGCTGGCGCAGATCGGCCGTCGCGTTGACGACGTGTTCCGGCGCGAGGGGATGCTGGCGGTCGCGAGAGGGATCGCGGCCGGGCGCGCTCGCATCGACGTAAGCCGCGAGCTGGAGCAGCGGCTGATCGCTGCGGGCAGGCCGACGTTCGTGGACGCGCTGGGGCGGCAGTGGCCCCTCGACCGCTATGCGGAGATGGTGGCACGCACCACCACCCGCGAGGCGATGACCCAGGGCACCATCAACCGCCTGCGGGAGCACGGCATTACACTGGCGCAGGTCTCGGCCCATAACGCGGAAGACTTCTGTCGCTACTATGAAAACGTCATCGTCTCCCTGGACGGGCCGCACCCTGTCTACCCGCCCATCTCCGCTATCAATGGCGGCCCGCCTTGGCATCCGAACTGCCAACACGCCCTCACCCCGTTCGTGGAACGGTTGGCAACGGACGAGGAGAAGAAGCGCGGCATCATCTCGCCCGACCTGCTGAACAAGTCTCCCGCAGAACTCCAGCGAAGGTTCCGCAAGGAGTTCCCCGGCGTGGCCCGGGCCGCGGGAAAGCGGGAGCTCGCACGGGCGGGACGGGCAAGGGTTGCCGCGGCGCGAGGGCGGCCCAAACCCACGCGGGCGCCCATCCCGGAGCCGGAGCTGCGCGCTCTGCCCGCGGGCACCGTCCTGGAGCGCACCTTCAAGGGCCAACGACATGTTGTGAACATCCTCGAAGGAGGCAAGGTCTACTACGAGGGCCGCGTCTATAGCTCCCTCACCGAGGCGGCCCGGGCAATAACGGGCTATCGGGCAATCAGCGGGCCGGCTTTCTTCGGCGTGGCGGAGCGCGGCAAGCGCACCGGGCAGGCCGTGGCCGCGGCGCGGCCCGTCGCTGCTCCGCCCAAGCTGCCGAAGCCGAAGACTGACCTGGAACTGACGGGGCGCACTTGCGATGAGCTGGCTGAGATGGTGGGCGCGAAGCATGGATGGAATGGAGACTTGCGCACCGGTCGAGGCGCCTTCGGCGGGCACAAGGACTGGGACTGCGCCATCAGCATCGGCTCGGAGGCGAGGAATCGCGTGGATGCGATGCTGAAGCACGATGCAGCTTCCTGGGCAAAGCTTTCCCGGACCCAGAAGATGGAAATGACCTCTTCCTTCAACACCCTGGTGCATGAGGCAACTCATGCTATGGGGATAGACGGGGCAATCAAGGCCCACGAGTACGCGACGGCGGCGCAGAGGTGGATAGAGGAAGGCCTTACCGCCGCGGGGGCCGACGAGACGGCGCCGAAGCTCTTCGAGCGCATCATGGGGTTTCCCTCCGGCCTGGACAAGCGCGACTTTGCCGGGATGGCAAGCTATGGCGATTATCAGCAGGCCCTGGCCAAGGCTCTCGGCGGGCCTTATGCCGGGCGCTCCATGTCTGAGCCGATGCGCGGGATTGACCCGAAGCTCTACCTGGACTTGGCCTACCGCACCCCTCGCGACCAACGGCTCTGGGAGCTATCGAAGCGCATGGAGAGTTACTACGGAAAGACGAAGCATGGGGTGAGAACGGCAGTGGAGATAGAAGCCATCGTAGGCCACTCGCCAGACCACAACGTGGTGGTGAATTTCGCTGAAGAGGCCCTGGCACTACAGCAAGCGAGGCCGTAAGCATGTCCGATTTCATCGACGAACTACTGCGTGGAAGGAGGAAAGGGCACCGCATCCGGTCCGGCTTCATGGAAGAGGCGAGCGCCGCGATTCTACGGGCCGCTGGGACGCCGGAGGCCCGGCGGACCCTCCAGCGCTATCTCCGGCGAGCCCGAGGCGGCCTGGAGCGCGCCCAGCTCATGCGCATGGAGGAGATGCTTGTCATGGCGGAGGACGCCGGCGAGGATTGACAAGTCCCTTGGGCCAGATCAGGGCGGACAGCAGGGCGCTCGCCCGGGGCGGGCCGACCGCCGCGCCGGGGACCCAGGCCGCGGAAAGGGTATTGACATCTGGCCCGGGTCCGGTAGAATAGAGTCAGCCTGAGCGGCCCGCGAAGCGGGCGGCGAAGGCGAAAACCGAATATCGCCTGCCATCATCGCGCAGATACGGCGGGCACTTCTGATGTTCGTGCTTTCGGGCATGACCGTCAGAGGTGCCCGCCTTTTCTTTTGCAGGAGGCGGCATACGATGCCGATTCGGATAGACAACTCGACGGTTTCAGACAGGGCGTGGGGCGACGTGGACAAGGTCGCCCTGGCGCGGCGGCTGTCGGAGAACGGCGACGCCGGCGTGATCCGGGAGGCTTTCGCCTATGTGCCCGATCTGGAGAACCGCAGCGAGTGGGGCGGGCCGCACCACGAACTCCAGGGAGACACCCTGGTGGTGAACCGCAACGGCGTGCATGCGCTCGCAGCCGCGCTGTCCGGCGCGCGGGGCGGGGTGAAGTGGCCTCGCTCGGCGCGGGTGGCAGCGCTGGCCCACATCCGCAAACACTACGGCGCGATGGATGAGGAGCCGCCGGAGGGCATGAGTGCCGAGTAACGGCTTCCCGCCATAGGCGGGCAAGCCTCTGAGATAACCGCTCGCCGGAGCGATATCCGGCGCACCCGCCGCGGGGCGTAAAACCGGAGGGAGACCATGAGCGAAGGAACCGAGAACCAGCAGGGACAGCAGGGAACTGGCAGCCAGGGTCAGGCCGACGCTCAACCGGCTGGCTCAGGGCACGCCGCCCAGGGCGCTAACGCCGCTCAGTCGGCCAGCGCCGGGCAAGCGGGCCAGCCCGCCGCGCAGACAGGCCAGTCCAGCACAGGCGGACAGCAACCTGCCCAGGGACAGCAAGCCGAGGGTGCCCAGACCCGCCAGACTGAGGGCGGGCAAGCTCAATCGCAAACGCCGGCGATACAGGCGAAGGGCATCCAGGTGAAGCTGAGCCAGGAGCAGATTGACCGCCTGGTCAAGGACGGCGCCCTGGAGTTGAGCGACGACACGTTCACCGGCGCGGTGCGGGATCGCATTGCCCAGTTGACTGCCCGCGCGAAAGGCGCCGAGCGACGGCTGGCCGAGATCGCCGCGGCGCAGGAAGAGGCCGAGCGCAAGGCCCTCGAGGAGCAGGAACGCTTCAAGGAGCTCTACGAGAAGGAGCGCCAGGCGCGGGAGAAAGAGGCATCCGGCCGTAAGGACGACGCCATCCGCGCTCGCTTCCTGCTCGCTGCCCAGTCCAAGGGCGTCGTCGACCCCGACGTCGCCTTCATCATCGCCAGGTCGCTGCCCCCCTTCGGCGCGGTGCAGGTGGATGACGAGGGCAAAGTCACGGGCATCGACGAGGTCGTCGAGACGCTGGTCAAAGAGAAGCCCTACCTGGTCTCCCAGCCACAACAGCAACCGAAACCGCAGAGCGTGGGGGCGGCAAGCAACCCGGCTCAACAGAGCCCGCCGCCTCCCAAGAATCTCGCCGAGGCCGGAGATCGTCTGGAGCAAGCATTGCGCACCGGCGTGACCTGACCCGGCACGAAGGAGTGAGTAGCACATGGCTGCGACCACAACCACGCTGGCCGAACTGATCGTCCAGCTCTACAAAGGGCCGTGGGTGGAGGCCCTGTTTACCAACACCTTCCTGCTCACCCGCATCCAGCAGAAGCAGGGCGCGGGCGAGGGCGTCCGCTGGCCGGTGCGCTATGCCGGGAACGCCTCCGCCGGGTCTTACGCGGAAGGCGACTCCGGAGCGGGGGCCGGCAACCAGGGCTTCAAGAAAGCCTTCCTCGGCTGGAAACTCAACAAGGTCGAGGTGGAGGTCTCGGGCCTCGCCCAGGCCATTGGTGACAACGGCGGCATGATCGTGCCGGCGCTGCGCACCGAACTTGACCTGGGCCTCTCGGATGTGCGCGGCAACATCAACACCCAGTTGATGTCGGACGGCACGGGCAACTCGGGCAAGGACATCACCGGGCTGTTCGCGGCGATCGCCGACACCGGCACCTACGCCGGTCTTGACCGCGGCACCTACACCTGGTGGAAGTCCTACGTCAGCGCCAACGGCGGCACTCCCCGCAACCTCACCGAGGAACTGATCCGCACGGTCAAGTCCACTGTCGAGGCGCGAGGGGGACGCGTGACCGCGATCTATGCCGGCTCGTCCCAGTGGTATCGCTATGGCGACCTGCTGCGGGCGGAGCGGCGGCAGCAGAATCCCACCAGCCTGACCGGCGGCTACCAGGCGCTGGACTTCGAGGGCGTTCCCGTGATCAAGGTGCCCGGTTACCCGCAGACCCGCATGGACTTCGTCAACGAGGAGCTTCTGGAGTACATGGTGCTCAAGGACTTCGAAGCCAAGCCGATGGCGAAGACCAAGGACTCCGACGTGATCTGGGTCACCCACTACTCTCAGCTGGTCTGCCGGAACCCCTACCGCATGGGGAGCCTGCAAGACCTGGCCCAGTAGGAGGTGACCGATGAGTAGCGTCGCGCGGATCATCTCTGACTGTCGGGACGGGCGCAAGATCGCCCGCGGGGTGAC